TCTATAAACTCTAGTATATCGGGGTGGTGTACGTCCATAACTGCCATGTTCGCCCCGTCACGCTTACCCCCTTGTGTAATCATCGAAGAAACACGGGATAGAGTTTTTAGTACTTCAATAGGCCCACACGATACACCATGAGTTGTCTTAATACGATCTCCTTTTGGGCGAAGGTTTGATAGGGCAAATCCTGTGCCACCACCAAATTTTTGAACCATAGCAGTATCGTGGGCTGCTTTCATTATACCTTCCATACTATCCTGTATAGGAAGTACGAAACATGCACTCAAAGTTCCCTGAGCCGTTCCCCCATTCATTAGGGTTGGAGAATTCGGAAGAAATTTATTTTCTGCCATGATGTCATAAAAATCATTTTCTATCATCTTAGCGTCTATTTTATGCTTACCATAAAGAGGTTCTATCTTAGCTACACCCTCCGCTACCCTTCTAAACATACCTCCAGCGTTTTCTATCACCTCTTCTTTGTCATTTTTCATATAATATCTCTTCCTTGCAATCACTTCGGCTTGAGGCGATAGTTGTACCATGTAATTCTCCATTCCTTTAAAGTAACAAGGGCTTATCCCCCCTATGTAAACACATGAGGCACAAATTATTTTCTTTTATCCACGCTTTGGGAGTACACGACCTATTGTTACAATTAGGATTTGGTGCGCCCGGTAGGGGGAATTGTGCGTCGTCCATTGAAGTATTATACTCCTCATCTTTTGGGCTTTCAAGCCTTTCCAACCACGTTTTTACAGGGTCTTTTCCACTCTTGTTTGACTCTATGCCATCCACCCATCCTTGGAGATTTCCGATAATCTTCATACCATATAAATCTGTTTCGTAAGCCGCCTGTAAAGCCATACCAATACTAAAGAAAGCGTCACCGTGACCAGCCACAGTCGTGGTGGCTTTCAAATCATTATTGACCTGCATCATCTGTGTGTTTTGTTTAGGGTCGTCCAATAAAGAGGTACGCCCCCCTAAAATAAGCTCCTCCATTATCCCCGCCATAGTTGCCTTAGATTTTGGGGTAAAAGCTAAAGGTACCCATACATTGGTTAGCCCCCTATCTTCTAATTCTCCTCGTGTATTGTCTATATAGCCTCTAGTCAAGTTAAAGTTTTCTGCAACCTCATTCAGGTACTCCACTTGATCAGTATAGTTCCATCCATCTAAATAAGATGAATGAATCTGTTCAATCTTGCTCCTGATTCTACGAAAAATTGCTAAATGGCTTGGGTGCCTTTTCTTCCCTACATCAAAACCACCAAAAACTTCTTCATTCTCACCAAATTTATGGCGAGCCAATGCAGGAAGATTTCTCAACTTAGGATCAACTATTTTATTGATATCCTCTTTATTAAAATAAGTTTCACTGCTATAAAAAGGTTCAAGTAAAAACTCTGACGCAAATGATTTTGGCTTAGCTTTTTGATGTACCTTCAACTCTTTCTCAGAGAATATTTCAGGGGCTAAAACATATCGTCCGGGGGTAGGATCAAAAACAGGTAACCGCCTATGACGAAAACGCTCATCTTTGGATAATGTATTTAATATGTCATCCGGAAGTAAGGGAGTTCCAACAACAACTATCGGTGCCCCTTTGTTGGGAATGAACATACTTTCCGTCAGAAAGTGATCTTCCACCTTAGAAACCTGTGTAATGTTCAAAGGGTTTTCTGGGTCTTTCAGGATGTCATCCGCAATTAAAGCCCCATCCAAGTGCATACCACGTTTGAATGAAAACAACCCTCCTCGCTCTATTTCTATGCTAGCATTTCCGTACTGCATTCTAAATGTATAATCTGCTTTTGGGGCTTTGTCTACAAGCAAACTCATTAAAACCTTATTACGTTTTACTTCCTTCTTTAACTCATTAATGTGGTATTTCGCCATCGTATCTGAATATGATAAGTATAAAACCTTTAAATCTTTCTTCTGGGTGAGCATACGCCATATTGAAAAAGCATGTCCTAGGATAGTAGATTTAAAATGCGCTCTTGGTAAAACTGCACAATAATGTAATCCTTGTTCCACTGCATCCTGTATATCTTCAGCTAAATAACCTACATGCCATGCATTAAATAGTTCCGGTTTCTCGAAAGATTGCGACCATACATCACGCACAAATTCCCAGAATGATCCGATCTTAGCGGTCTGCTCTACGCCTTCTAACGAATCAGCCATTTGTAAAAGGGCATCATTATAAGATAAACCCTTAGATGGAAGTTTAGTTTGTAGTTGCAACGAGTTCCCTCAATCTTCCCCCGACAGCCGTTAGCACCTCAACATCCTCAACTTCTTCCATTAAGATTTGTATAACTTGTTGGACAAATTCCATTCTCATCATGTCCTGAAGAATTTCTAGTTCTCCTTCGGCTCCGATTTTAGCCGCCCTGACTGCATCTAGGGCTGTGTCAAATACAGCGGAGTCTAGGTCTTGATTAGCTTTGTTCCTAATTTTTTCATATAAAGTTAAATGTTCTTTAGTAACCCGTTCTAATCTTGATGCTTCAGCCTCAGTTATCTTCTCTAAAGCTTGACTTTTTGCTGCTTTCTTTGCGTCGTCCCAACCGTACTTAGTAACCCATGAATATACCGTTGGGGTACGAACACTGGTCATAAATTCCGCAGAGACCGCATCAGCAATAGCTTTCGCAGACATGTCATCACGTATATAAAGCTCTAATGCTTTATCTCTAACTTCAATAGGAATAGTTTTAGGCATACAAAACCTCGTTTATATTAGTTATACCAGTCTCCGTGCTTATCCCAATCATGCTCCGCAGTTCGGGATTCCATACTACCTCCGTAAGGACTCCCATCTGATTGTAATAATTTAGACCAGTCATGTCGTTCTCCACGAGTACTAGAGGAGGATACATGACAGGAAGGAACTTTTTGCTTATACCCCCCCGGAGTTGTAATCGTTGCAAAGTCGATAGCAATTTCGGAGGTACGGGTACACAAACCAGTCCAAACTTCAGCCGCTTCATTTATGGGTTTAAAGCTAGAGTTTTTACGGATCGTCCCAGTAGTCCTTTGTAATCCTTCTACTTCTTGATTATATTTACAAGCTAGAAATCTACACCAAACCAGCTTACCATATTTTTCTTTAATATCTGCTTCAGTTTGCCCTTCCGGTAGCTTATCTACATACTCTTTCATTTATGCTTTCTCCTTAACCCATAATGCTATACACGCAGCATCAGCGTAATCTTGCTCAGGGAATATATCTCCCCACTTTTCTACAGCATACTTTTTAATATCAGGTTTCCCTGCATTACCCTTACCAAGTATTACTTTTTTCCAACTCCTATTGTCCACCGGGACTACTGAAATGCTGGCCCTATGAAGCGCATACTTTGCACATGCTACAACAGAAGAAATCTGCATGGTAGTTCTTGGGTTTTGTATAAAAATGGCTGCTTCGATAGCCGCTGTGGTTACTTCTATTATACTAGCAAAATTATATAAACTATCGGTAATAGCAAACATCCTCTTATCAAAATCATCTACTGCCGGTGCAAATTTTTCCATGCGTACCAGTGAGCCGTCCCCAGATAAGAGCACAGCGTGTACAGCCTTTGACGAGCAGTCTAACCCTAGGTACATGTTTGCATCCCCCTCTGAGAACGGTTTATATTAAATCTCGACGAACAGTAATAACCCTGCTGACCCCATCATATAAATGAGAGTAAGCATTGTACAAACTTTCCGTTCTATTTAAAGAAGCCTGTGTTTCTATCTGAATCTGCATCTTTTTTTGCATATCTTCGCTATTTGCAATGATTTCTGCTTTTAGCCCTTCCTTTGTGGGTACTTTAGCTTTTGTTTCTTTATACGAACTGATAAGCGCAGCCATCTCCACGTTCATTACTCCGTCAATAGCTGTATCAATAGCTTTAGTTTTAGCTCGTAAAATACCTACCTGATACTCTAGGTATGCTTTGTAAGCTGAGAATTGCCATACTAATCTTTCTAGCGAACCTTTGTCCATATCATTTATTGCATCGGGATAATATGTATCTGATGTAGGCTCAGTAGGGTCTTGCAGCATAGGTTTACCTATTACAGGGATATCTAAATCTGCGATAAATTCAGTTGCTTTCTTTAGCGGTTCACTTGCTGACCACCTGTGTTCCATTTTAGCCATAACTCCTCCTAACCCCAGTTTGCTCTCTGACAATCACAATACCTAGGGTACTTAGACGTGCATTTTTCGGGTGGGGCATTCATCACTATTATATCATGCCCTCTTTGTACCTGTTCCGCCCAATACTTCTTATCTCTTTTTACCCTGAAAGTTTGTATGTCTTGGTCATCTTTATTTTCATAAGAAATAAGCCCTGTGTTTAAGTCTCTAGCTTCTAGATACATTTGCACCTGAAATACGTGATCCTCTTTAGGCTTCCCCTTCAATGCACGATAACCTTTAGAATTAATTGTTTTTAATTCTAATATAGTTAACCCTAAATTGATGTGGGATATGAGGAAGTCGATCCTACCCGTAATTTTTAAATCACCGTCAGTAAAGGAAACTGGTACTTCACGAGCCTTTAGAATTCCCATCTTCGTTAGGTATGCTTCCATTCTATTTTCAAAAGTACCACCATGCTGCAATAACCTTGAAAATTTCCCAGTTAACTTTTTCTTAGGAAGTCTGCCATGAAAACTTGCCCAATGGAACCTATTGCAGGGATTACCAAAAGTAGACGCATTAAAATGGCCTTCTACAGAGCCAAATCCCCATGAAGCGCAAGCATCCTCTAATTCTTCATTAAACCACGAGTCTATTTGTGCCTTGCGCTCTGGCTGTCCTGATCTAATACTGTTAATACTTGCCATATCTGCTCCTTTAACTTTTTCTTTGTTGTTGCGTCCACCCTAGACACTCGTTTCACTTCATCTACCGCTTTACTCAAAATCACTTCTGTTCGTTTATCATCCGCTTTACGTAGGTGCCCTATAGCACCATCACATTCTAACACCATCTGCAATTCCGGTATATAGAAATCGGCTATGTAGTTAGTGTAGGGGACATCCCACTGTTGCACAAACCGTATACCATATTCCGTTAGTATGTCTGCCGTAAGTTCTTCTTGCGGCGTAAAATCTTTATATGGCATCTTCTCCAATATCTTCTTTCAACTGCTGGAACAAAGAGTCTTTTGCTTCTAGTAGGTCATGTAAGCCTTGAGAACCCATTACTTTCTCATCCTTGTATGTGTACCATGCTCCTGCTTGATGTATCTTCCCCTTAGCTAACCCTTCACGCATAAATGTTTCTATGAGATCAACTCCACCTGCTACCTTGAATGGTATAGAAGTCTTTCCCCATTGCTCCTCACTAAAGCGTCCTTTACGCATTCGTATGCCCATATCAAACCCTAATCTATTGTCATCCTTATCTTTTATCCATGCACCTCTACGTAATTCTAAGAATATGTGGGCAAAGAATACCTGTGCCCTACCACCGGGAACGTTTAGGTTTACCTCATATTTATTCGCTCCTAGATCATCCCTAAGTTGGTTGACTACGACAAGAATAGACCCATGCCGTAAATCATTGATAAGCTTAGGTATAGATTGATTCAAAAAACGTGATTGCCAAGCCATAGGAGTATATGATGCGTCATTCTCCAAGTTATCCTTCGGCATAAGTCCAGCAAGGCTATCTAGCACTACAATGTCCATACCTGACTGAAGGCACTCTCTGGTGGCATCTATGGCTTCTTCGCCGTTATAGGGCTGTAAGACACCTATTTTGTCCATTGGTACGCCACACCTTTCCATCCAGCCGGGGTTTACCGCAAACTCTGTGTCTACCCATGCTCCTGCTCCACCACGTTCAAGAACCTTTTTGGCTATTTGTCCTGCCATGTAAGATTTACCTGACCCTGACTCTCCTACTAATTCGGTGAGAGCTTTTTTAGGAATTCCCCCGCCAATCAACTCATCTAGATTTGGAATACCGATTGGAATCTTTTCAATTTTAAGAGATTCATCATCTCCACGCTTAAAATCAAACTTTTTATGATTCATCATAAGTTCCATTTTATCTTCCATAGATAAAGTCATAGTTTTGGCTTTAGCCATTATTTATTGCTCCTCGTAAGGTTTTCTATTAAGGTATGCTTCTGCCCAAGCAAAACAAACTGCCGCACATTGTATGACTTCTTCAAACATTCCAGCACTTCGTTTTTCGTAAACTTCCCTAGCCACTTCACCCACTTCTTCAGTTAGTATGACTGTCCAACGGTCGTCAGTATTAAAGGTTTGGTCGCCCCATTTCTTATCTTGTCGTTCTCTCTCAGCTAATACAGCTTCTAACACCCGTGCTCTTGGTAATTCATTAGGCATTAGTCTTCTCCTGTATTTCTCCTATTTGTTTGTCAGCCACCTTTAACAACCCTTTAAATACCCGATCAATTACAGGACGACATTCTATTATCTGTGCCTCTATATCTTTTTCTGTATCTAGGTCATGGATACCCACACTTATCTTTGCAGAGTTATAATTACCTAAATTCAAGGTAATCGAAACTTCTTGTGATACTAATGCCATTACTTACTCCTTTTCTTAGTCTTGGTAACAGGTGCAGAAACTTTCTTAGATTCTACACAGATATCTTCACAGATGCACTGTTTTATGTTTTCTATTCGCTTTTCCAGTTCCTCTACCGCCCCTATAAGGGTCACAAGTATATTCCCAACCGCATCCCCCGTATTGCCCAATTGGTTCGCTTGTGCTTTCGCACTTTCCGTAATCATAGTTCCCATAATCAGTTCCTTTCTATTTTATCGCATATCTATTGTTTCGGCTACCATTTCGACTTTTTCTACCAGTTTGGTTTTCGTTGCCCATGAGGGATCACATATTTCTGTGTCCACTTCAAGATGCATACCTAAACTATTATCCAAAAGTAGCCTTTGTATAGTAGGGATCAAATACATTTCATCAGAATGAATTTCGACTATGATTTCATCATGGATTTGTACGAGTAAATTACTCTTATACTGACTCAAGAATTTATCAACCTCTATCATTCGTTCCGACAAAATCTCTGCACTAGTTCCCTGTACCAAATAATTTACTGCTTTATATCCCCAGTCTTTCTTAGGGATATGATAAATACGTCCATATTTATTGCGTACCCACCCACGAGTTTGGATGGTACCCACAACTTTATTAAAGAATTCTCTTGACCCCTTCATATTCTCAAAATACTGTTTCTTGTATTTAGCGGCTTCAGTAGGCGAAACCCCCATCTCATGCCCTAGTTTATCTTTACCTATACCATAAATAACACCGAATGTAATGCTTTTGGCTGCTTGCCGATAAAACTCCCAGTCCGGATGATCTTCTTTGATATTGAATGCAATTTTAGCTGTCTCAGAGTGAAAGTCTATACCACCCTTTTCCATCATAGCAAGTATCTCAGGTTGTCCTACGTACAATAAAAACATACGTACTTCCATTTGAGAGTAGTCAAAGGCTACCATATTATAGTTTTTACGTGGAATAACTATCCGACGAGCAGTTACCTGTGTATCATCGTCAGCTTTATCACCTTCTAAGAATGACCACGCCTGTAACGCTTCTGGTGTCCACCCACTGGCTGATGCAAATTTATTCTTCACGAGCCGGTCTAGCAACTCGCCCCGTTGAGCCTCAGACAAGCCCTCTCCCCGCAAACCTGTAAAGTACCTAGGGATATTTTGAAGGTTCGGGTTAGCTGATGAAAGCCTTCCAGTCACTGTTCCCCAATTCTTGAATATGGTATGCATCACATCTTTATCTGCATATGGCTCTATATAAGTCGATTGTAGCTTGGTAAGGTTCCTATACTGCGCTATCAACCCCCCTAACTCACTCTGACTCGCTACAAGGGCTTCCTCACCCCATGAGGGGTTCCCCTTGGGGGTGAACCTAGTCGGCTTGATGTTTAGCGTTTGCATCGCCTCTGTCACCGCCTTGGTGCTACTTAAAATCTTGAATTCATACCCAACTAAGGCGTATATCTCTTTCTCTACTTCGGCTCTACGTTTTTCAAGTTTAGTAATAGCTTGCTTCGCATAGGCATTATCAATTTTTATTCCTCTATACTCCATATTAAACAAAACTTTAGTAAGTTCAATTTGTAATTGCCATATCTTAAGCTGCTTGCTTGTTTTTATCCGCTTCAAACAATCTTTGAAAAGCTTATTCGTGCTGGATACATCTGTTTCACAATATGGGCCTAGCACATCATGTGGGGATAAAGAGAAATCTTTATTCCACTTATTAGTACGTAGTACACGTTTTGTTTCTAGGTCATATTCCCCATATGATGCCCCGAAGCGTTTGACCAACATATGGGTCAGCCCTAGTTGCCGTTCCATTGTAGACTCTGTAAGCCTACACATTACTAGGGTGTCTGCAAGCCGAATATTGGTAATATCCAACCCATCCTTGACTAGAAAGTGGGCATCAAACTTTAAGTTATGCCCGATTAGGGACTTCCTAGTACTCATAAGTTCCATAAGTGGTTCTAAGAAGTCTATGTCGAGATTAGCTCCCTGTTGGTGTCGGAATGGGAAATACCATGTCTTATTTGACCGGTATAACCCCACCCCAACACCACAGAGTTGACTCCCTTCGTAGGGGTCTAGCCCGTTGGTCTCTACATCTACGACCCAGTTTACGTCTTCCTTAGCTTCGGTAAGGAAGGTATTGAATTGTGCTTCGGTAAGAACACTGGTCATACAAGTAGCCTACCAGTCTTCATCGTCATCTGTATCCCACGGAACAGTTTCAACTTGTTCGGTCTTAGATACAGTTGGTTTTTCGATGACCTCAGTTTCAGTTTCTTCTGAAGAATCATTCCCACCGTACTGCGAAACGTAGTAATCCCAGATAGGCTGGAGTGCTTCTATTTCACCCTCTCTGCCTGATGGAACATCTACTTTTCTCGCAACCGGAGACAGAGAGTAAACTGTGTCGAGTCCTGCGCCTGTACGTTTTACCCGCAATACTCCTTGGTTTAGAGAACCCCAATCATCATACTGGTCAACTAACATGTTCCAGTATTGATTACCTCTGCCGAAAGGAAGGGTGATAATTCTGAAGTCATTGACTTCTTCTTTATACGCCTTCTTCCCGCTAGGGGATACTATTTCTTCCCAATCATCTCGTCGTTGCTGGTTGTGAATAATATCAGACACAAAAGCCCACAATGCAAACTTATGGGAAGGAGAGCGACCTTCTGGTACATCATCCGCCATAGGCTTCTGGGTATCAGGGTCTACAAGGGTGTTCTTCCACCCACCCTCTGACTCATAGGTGTAAAGATACAATTCTTCTAGGTTAGGGTCATCATCCTCACCTGTTGCCACAGGGCGGAGGAAAACTTGATCTCCATCACGAAGCCAAATCTCTTTACGATCTCCACCTCGTGCCGCTGCTAAATCTTTCTGGCGACTGTTTATACTGCTTAATCCTGCCATTTTATCTCCTTCTCGTGTTACCACGAATAAGTATTATTTAGAACTTCCTCAAGTGCATTTGCGTCTTGTATTTCTTGTACATCTTTGACGTGCCGTGGAAGTTTTACATACTTAACGATACCATAATCCCTAAGCTGTGTCAAACCTTTTTTTGTTCCTTTCTGCCCTGCTTCATCATTATCTAATACCAAAACTATCTTACCAGCTTTTATATTTCTTAGCAACTTCACTTGTGCTGCTGATACCATCGCTCCCAACAAGCTTACTACAGGGTAGCCATATTGGTCAAGACTTATAGCGTCTAATGATCCTTCAACCACATATAGGGTCTCCACACGTTTAAGAAGCAGGTGTTGACCAAACAAAACCTGAGACTTCTTCATACCGGGATAGTAAAGATACTTAGGATCAGCTACTCGTTGCCTAAGTACCCATCCAATCATCCTTTTATCTGCATCCCTGACCGGCAAGGCTAATCCTGCCTTATCATCTACCCCCGCTTCCCACCTAATGAGGCTCTCCTTAGAGATACCTCTCTTATATATCCACTTTGGTATTCGGCCTTTCTCAAAAGGAAACTCTATTTCTGGTAATGGTTTATTTTCTTCTATTCTCTCATGCTTAAACAACTCTGATGCTTTCGGAATCCTATACATACCATGTTGTTCGATGAATGTCCTAGCCTCACCTCTAGTACTTTTCTTCATTAGTTGTGCAAGCAGTTGAATATCTCCTGCCCCGCAACCTGCAAAACAAATCCACTTACCAGTGTCCACATTTATAGAGCATGAAGGTCTACGCTCATCGTGTAGGGGGCAGATAATTTGGTACTCGCCCCCATCTATCGGGGGGTCAAGGTGTAATGCCCTTAGGATTTCATACCAATCATAATTTTTAATTTTAGGGGCTTTTCTAGAAATCATCTTCTATTTCTTCTATATCTCCAGAATCCACCATCCATCTCATAATAGTACCATCCATACTAAGATCACCATCACGATACTTCTGGAACTGTACCCCTCTCTTACCGGGCTGATCTTCTAATAAGGACATAGAGATAGCCACGTCACTGGCACGTATCAAAGCATCACCGAAGGCTACCTGATCGGCTCTAGGGGGTGTATTGAGATTAGCGGCATCACGAGTCGCCTGTGTGGAGACAATTATCACTATATTCGAACTCATAGCAAGATTCTTCATGCCATAGAACAAATTGTGGTTCTTCTCCCACGATGCAGACCCTGCCCCACCCAATAAGTAAATACCGTCAATAACCAGCACTTCGGGTTTATGTTTCCTTACCAAGTTAACAATAGCTGGCATGGTAATCGAATCCTGCCCTACAATGTGATCACAGGTCAACAAATTCTTAGAGGAAGCTTTTTCTAAATACTCCTTATACTCTGCTTCCTTGATTTTATCGCCAGTACGTAACGCCCTGTGACTAAAGTTATACCCCATTGAATGCCCCATAACCACGTCCATACGTAAGTCTATTTGGTGCTGAGGCATTTCA